TCGTGCAAGAAGGTCTTGTATGGCGGTGCAGTAACTGCTACCTTATATTTTTAACCAAGTCCGCTGGAGAGCAACATGAATGCAAGGAAAGACTATGACTATTGATTTTGTATCCACAAGAAATGGGGTGGATGTCCAATCTCAACGATGCGCCAAGCTAATTGCTTCCATCATTGCACAGGCGTTGACGGATCTTACGGTAAAACCAACGTCAAAAGAGCGGATAGGCAAAATAAATATTAACGCAGATGCTGTACGCAGTATTCGTTTTTTTCAGAGCGAGACATTTTTTCAGTATGCCGCCTTAGTAGGGTTTGATGGTAAAGAATTTTTAGACCGCATCACTGTAGGCGGCACAACCACTGAATACAACGGCAAAGAGTGGGTAACAAAACTTCGCGTCATACCTAAAAATTACATTTCTGAAATGGGTTTACGTACTATTCGCGCAAGAATGCGTTGGAGATGTAGTGAACATACCCCACTGTTGCCCACTTCAGAAGAAGACGTAGCTGATGAAATCGCTTGGGATTTAGAAGAAGCGCAGCTAAAAGAAAAAAACCTCAGAGCATTGGAGAAATTAGATGCGAAAAGAAAAAACAATAACTGGGAGAGCAGTCAACATGCGGTTGACATTGACCGAGTTCACCGAGTATCAAAGATTGGGAGGAATAAAGTGGATACGCAAGTTTCTACAACAAAGCGTGGAAATGCAAAAATACTTGGAGCTTGAAGACTATGATAAAAAAACAAAAAAAACAATCAAGCAAAACCTTAGATATCACACCAAAAATATTGAGTCAAGAGGAGTTGAAGAAATGGTGGCCTTTCCGCAGAGCAAATGGGCAATCGTTGGAGAACTTACACAAAAAACAAATCGTTGAACAAACAGAGCAAGCACCTTTTTAACCACAGGAGAGAGAAAAATGGCAAAAAAACTAAGCAGAGCAGAGAAAATTCGTCGTTACTTGACCGCGCACCCCGACATGAAGTTGGGTGATGTTGCGGCCCACTTTGGTACGACCTATCAGGTTGTGTACATGGTTAGGCAGGAGATGCGCAAGCGCGAGAAATTTTGGGCAGAAAATGGACTACCGCCAGCGATGACTCCTATGCCGGAAGATAGAGATGGGTTTGTTTACCGTTGGATAGATACCAACCAACTGGACGAAAGCGCCAAGGATGCGTTGGCTTCTAAGCTAATCACTATGGAAGAACCACAACTTGACCCAGTGAATCACCCCTACCACTACAAGGTGGGCGGCATTGAGACGATCGACTTTATTGAAGCCAAGGATCTTAACTACAACATGGGTAACGCTGTGAAGTACATCAGCCGAGCCGAGCACAAAGGCAACAAAAAGCAAGACCTTGAGAAAGCTGTTTGGTATCTCAACCGTGAACTTGCTAAAGCATGAACTTTCTCACGATCGACTTTGAGACTTACTACGACAAGGACTTCAGTCTGAGTAAGCTGACCACAGAGGAGTACGTCCGTGACGATCGCTTTGAGGTGATTGGGGTATCCGTCAAAGTTGGAGATGAGCCAGCACAGTGGTTCAGCGGCACGAAGAACGAAACCAAAGACTGGCTTGACCAGTTTGAAATGGAGAAGTACTTTGTTGTCGCCCACAACATGATGTTTGATGGCGCAATACTGGCGTGGTACTTCGGTATCCACCCGTTTGCGCTGATGGACACACTGGCTATGCTTCGTGCGGTTGATGGCACTGAGGTTGGCAACAGCTTAGCAAAAGCCGCTGAGAGGTACGGCATAGGGAAGAAAGGTACTGAGGTTGTAGCGGCAATGGGTAAATGCCGACGTGACTTCAGCATTGCTGACCTGCAACAGTATGGTGAGTACTGCAAGAACGACGTAGAGATTACGTACAAGCTCTTTGAGATTTTGCGTTACAGCTTTAAGAACAAGGAGTTGCGCCTCATTGATTTGACCTTGCGGATGTTCACTAAGCCAGCACTGCAACTAAACCTGCCACTGCTTGAGCAACATTTGATCGATGTAGTGGACAAGAAGGAAGCGTTGATTGCCGCCGCTAGTGCCGACAAGGACTCGCTGATGTCGAATCCCAAGTTTGCTGACATGCTTATAGATTTGGGTGTTGAGCCGCCCACGAAGATAAGCCCGACCACAGGCAAGCTGACATTTGCTTTTGCCAAGAACGATGATGGGTTTAAGGCATTGGCGGATCACCCTGACTTGCAGGTGCAAGCTCTAGTTGCCGCCCGATTGGGTAACAAGAGCACCTTAGAAGAGACACGGACTCAGAGGTTTATTGACATAGCGAAGCGCGGTAGCCTCCCAGTCCCACTACGGTACTACGCTGCTCACACAGGCAGATGGGGTGGAGACGACAAGCTCAATCTTCAGAATCTGCCAAGGGGAAAGAAGGGTGAACCACCACCAAAACTCAAGTGCGCCATCATGCCGCCTGAGGGGTATGTGTTAATCGACTCAGACTCATCGCAGATTGAAGCCCGAGTATTGGCGTGGTTAGCGGGTCAGAACGATTTGGTAAACGCTTTTGAAAGTGGTGAGGATGTGTACCGCATCATGGCGGCAAAGATTTATCGCCGCCAAAAGCTTGAGAATGTGACTGACGATGAACGGTTTGTGGGTAAGACAACCATCTTGGGTTGCGGCTACGGCATGGGGCATATTAAGTTCCGTGCGCAGCTACGAGCGTTTGGGGTAAATCTGTCGGAAGAATGGTGCAAGAAGGTATTGAGAACTTATCGGGATGAGTTTTCCCATATACCCGCCTTATGGGAAGAAGCGCATGTATGCTTGGATGCCCTAGCAGATGAGAAGCTTAAGACTTCTATATTTGGCAAGCAACCTCAAGCGGTTAACGTGCTGCCCGGGATAGGGTTTGATATGCCCAGTGGCTTACCACTAAAGTATATGGACTTAAGACCGGACGCGATTGACGAACGTGGGCGTAAACAATACATTTACTCCACTCGCCGTGGCATTGTGCGTATCTATGGCGGTAAGGTTGTTGAGAACATTTGTCAAGCATTGGCGCGGTGTGTGATTGGAGAGCAGATGCTTAAGGTTGCTGAACGCTACCAAGTTGTGTTGACTGTCCACGATGCTGTGGCTTGCATAGCTCGGGAAGAAGAGAAGGAAGAAGCCGCACGATATGTACAAGAGTGCATGCGATGGAGGCCGAAATGGGCGCAGACCCTGCCACTTGATTGCGAAGTTAAATACGGAGATAGCTATGGAACAACAAGAAAATTCAAAGGCTAATTGATGAACTACACATGGTCGTACTCCAGCATCTCGCTGTTTCAGCAATGCCCCCGCAAGTATTACCACATGCGTGTGGTAAAGGATATTGTGGAGCCACCCCAAGCGCATCTGGACTACGGTAAGGTGGTACACAAAGCCGCTGAAGACTACATCGGGGCCGGAACGCCGATCCCACCGCAATACGCTTTCATACAAGAACACCTCGACCCTTTAAAGAAGCTGCCCGGAGATAAGTATTGTGAGTACGAGATGGGGTTGACCAAAGACTTCCAACCGTGCGAGTTTAAGGCAGAGGATGCGTGGTTTCGTGGTATCGCTGACTTGCTTATCATCAACGGAGACAAGGCACGTATCATTGATTACAAGACAGGCAAGAGCAGTCAGTACGCCGACACCAAGCAGTTGGAGTTGTTGTCGTTACTGGTGTTCAAGCACTTCCCGCAGGTCAAGACAATCAAGTGTGGGCTGATGTTTCTTGTCGCCAAAGATTTAGTTCGTGCCGAGTTCGCCACCGAGCAACAATCTGAGGCTTGGCAGAAGTGGTTGCCTGAGATAGAGCGACTGGAGAAGTCGTATGAGTCCGACATGTGGAATCCCAAACCCAACTTCACATGCCGGAAATTTTGTGCAGTCGAAGACTGCGAACACAATGGAAGAAGGTAAGCATGCCATACGTAAATAAGCCCCGCCCATACAAAAAAGAATACGAGCAGTACGACGGCACACCCGCTGTCAAGAAGAAACGAGCCGCAAGAAATAAAGCACGTGCCATGTTAGAGCGCGAAGGTGTTGTACACAAAGGAGATGGAAAAGATGTGGATCATAAAACTCCACTGAGCAAGGGTGGCAAGACCGTGCGGTCTAACCTCAAGGCTAAACCCGCATCTGCAAATCGTTCCTATGCACGTAACAGCGATCACTCCATAAAGTAATGCACATCATCGACAACAAAATCTTGGTGGTTCGCACCAAGAACCCGAGCCGCATCATTGAAGCGATCGAGAAGAGTACAGCAATCAGTCAGACAGATGATGTAACTGAAGTTGCAGTGAACTGGGGGCTGAAGGAGGCGCAAGCCTTACGCAAGCTTGGTATTAAGTCTGCACCGTCGCCTATTGTGCGTGACTACGAGTGGCCCGGACTGTACAAGCCTATGAGCCATCAAAAGGAAACTGCGTCATTCCTAACCCTGCACCAACGGGGCTTTTGCTTTAACGAGCAAGGCACAGGCAAGACGGCGTCAGCGATATGGGCGGCAGACTACTTATTAGAGAAGGGCGTTATCAATCGTGTATTGGTTATCTGCCCCTTGTCCATCATGCAGTCAGCATGGCAGGCTGACCTGTTTAAGTTTGCTGTCCACCGCAGTGTGAACGTGGCTTACGGAGACCGAGCCAAGCGCAAGCAGATCATCAACGGTATCTCTGAATTTGTCATCATTAACTTTGATGGCGTTGGTATTGTGAGGGAAGAGATTAAGAACGGCGGCTTTGACCTCATCATTGTGGACGAAGCGAACGCATACAAAAACTCCCGCACGGAGCGATTCAAGACGCTCAAGTACATCATGTCGCCGACTACATGGCTGTGGATGATGACTGGCACACCTGCGGCACAGTCTCCGCTGGATGCGTATGGGCTGGCAAAAGCCTGCGTACCTGCAAGAGCGCCCACCTTGTATTCCATGTACAGAGAATCTGTGATGTACCAACTCACCCGATTCAAATGGGTTCCCAAACCAAACTCAGAGATGGTTGTGCATGAACTACTGCAACCGGCAATACGCTTTACCAAGAAGGAATGTCTTGACCTGCCTGAGGTAACGCACACATCTCGCTTTGCCCCATTGAGCGCACAGCAGTTGAAGTACTACAAGCAACTCAAGAAGGACTTTTTGATTGAGGCAGTGGGCGAGGAAGTATCTGCGGTTAATGCGGCGGCTAACTTGAACAAGCTGCTACAGATTGCATGTGGCGCTGTCTACACCGATACAAAGCACGTCATTGAATTTGATGTGTCGGCGCGCCTCAATGTATTGCAAGAAGTGATTGAAGAGTCAGCGCAAAAAGTATTGATCTTCATCCCCTACACTCACTCCATAAATCTTGTCAAAGAGTTTATGGATAAGAACAACATCACTGCGGAGGTAATAAATGGTAGTGTAACCGTCAACAAACGTACTGATATTTTCAAGCGCTTTCAAGAGAACACGGAACCGAAAGTATTGTTAATCCAACCACAAGCGGCGGCGCACGGGGTAACCCTAACGGCGGCTAACATAGTGATATGGTACGCTCCCGTCACGTCCAGCGAAACTTACCTGCAAGCTAACGCACGGGTACACCGCCAAGGACAGAAGAATCCTGTAACAGTAGTGCATATCGAGGGTAGCCCCGTCGAGGCTAAGTTATATGAGATGCTTCAAAACAAACTGGACTACCATGCAAAAATAATTGATTTGTACAAGAACGAAATTAATTCTTGACAAAGTCAACAAAGAGGGTATAATCAATACCCCGAGGCAATAAAGACATTAAAGGAGAGAGATATGGATGTACCCATAGAGCAGATAGTCTCTACGTACATTAAGTTGCGTGACAAGCGTGACTTGATGTACCAAGAGTTCAAAGAAAAAACTGCGCAGATCGAAGAGGACATGCAAGTCCTCAAACACAAGTTAGTAGAAATCTCCAAGGAAACTGGAGCAACTAGCTTTTCCTCACCTTCAGGCACTGCCTACCGTACAGTTAAAAACCGTTACTGGACTAATGACTGGAGTAGCTTTTACCAATTCATGCAAGAGCATGGAGCGATGGGGTTACTGGAAAAGCGTATCCAGCAAACTAGTATGAAAGAGTTTCTGGAGGAGAACCCCGAAGTGCATCCTCCCGGATTGCATGTAGATAGTGAATACGAAATCACAATTCGTCGTAAGTAATTTTTCAACCACAGGAGTAACCATGAGCGAAGTAACTTTGTTCCAACAAGAAATCCCCGCATATCTCAAACGTGCAGGTATGGATGACCTAACCAAATCACTGGCTGGTAACACCGGCCTCAAGCGTATCTCTATTCGTGGCGGTGTGTTCCGCATGATGGTCAACGGTGAAGAGATCGCCAAGAACGAAGGCCGTGCAATGAATGTTGTGATCGTCAACGGCGGTCGCCACATTGCTCGTCAGTTCTATGCTGGCAAGTATGTAGCTGGCGAGTCGTCCGCACCCGACTGCTGGTCTAACGATGGCACTGCACCAGATGCGTCAGTCGAAGAGCCACAAGCCAAGACTTGCGAAGGTTGCCCACAGAACATCAAGGGTTCAGGTCAAGGCGATTCCCGCGCTTGTCGCTTCCAGCAACGTCTGGCAGTTCTGTTAGCCGACGATATCGACGGCGATGTGTTTCAACTGGTGTTGCCTTCCAAGTCAATCTTTGGTCGTGGCGATGCTGACAAGATGCCCTTCCAGCAATACGCCAAGTACGTTGGTGCTCAGGGTAAGAGCATCAACACTTTGGTCACCGAGATTCGCCTCGACAGCGATAGCGATACCCCCAAGCTGACCTTTAAACCTGTCAAGTACTTGACTGAGCAAGAGTGGGAGACAGCAAAAGAGAAAGGCGATAGCCCCGCTGCTCGTTCCGCTGTAATGCAGACCCCTGCTGCTACTGACGGAGCAAAGGCCAAACCCGCTGTGAAAGCTGAAGCGGTTGAAGTCAAGGCTGAGGTAGTACC